GCCGAGGCTGGCAAGGACGACGGTGCCGATGGGTCGGCGCTTGGCTTCGGCCTTGTAGCGGGTGAGGGAGGCGTCAAGGCCGTCAAGGATGCGCTGGGTGGTTTGCTCGCTGCCCATGCCGTAGGCGGTCTTTCCGATTTGCCAGTCGGCGATGGTGTGGACGTATGCCCAGGCGTCGCCGGTGGCGGGTCGCAGCTTGGGGCGCTTTTTGCCGATGGCGGCGACTAGTTCGTCGACGTCGACGGCGGGGGCGCGGGTGGGTTCGACGACGTACTTGCGGCGGGTGACTGGCTCGGTGACGGCGTCTTCGCCTTGGGCGTTGCGCACCCAGGCTTTGGGGTCGTGGGAGACCTGGACGAGTCGGGCCGACCAGCCGGGCGGAACGTCAACGCCTAACGCTCGGACTTCGTCAGTCCACGTTGACTCGTCGCCTGGCTGGCCGGCGCCGAGGGTGACCACCTCGGCCCTACCTGAGGGGTCATAGGTGACGGATGGCGCCCAGCCAGAGGGCAGGCTGGCGTTGGGCACCTGCCCGTCAGGGGACGCGGCAGCGAGTTCTTCAAGAGATGCCACAGCGGCAAGCCCCTCGTCGGTGACGCTGGATTGCGTCGGCGCGGACCTTGAAGCCGAGCTCTTGGAGGGCTTCGGCGATGAGGGTGCCAGCGGCGCTGGGGTTAGCCATCGCGGCGGTGAACTTTTCTAGCGTGGCTTTGTCCATTTCTTGCATGGTGAGGTGGACGGTGCAGGCGGGGCCACGCTTGGGGACGTACTGGGGATCGGACAGGGTGTCGAGCAGGGACATGACTGCCTTTCCGTAGGTGCTACAGCTTTCGTCGTGTGCCGTCGGGCTGGATGCCGAGCTTGGCGATGATGCGCTCAACGTCGGTCAGGGTCGTCCCGGCCTTGAGCTCCCAATGCATGGGGTCACTCCAGGCCGCCTCCCAGCCCTCGCGCTGCGGCGTGCGGGGGTCGTCGGCGTACTCAGCCCAGCCGCCCCAGTTGACGATCTCGTAGCGCCTACGGATGCGCCACGCCTTGACGTTGCGCTTGGCGGTGCGCCACCACCCAGCCGACGACGTGCCGCGGGCGCCCTCGGCGCTGGCATTGAGGTCGACGGCGGTGCCGCTGGCGTGATTGCTCCAGGCGCTTGACGTGCGCGCGGGTCGGTAGTTGTAGCTCCATTCATCCCACGCGCCCGTGTCTAGGTGGGCGATGTCGCGGTGATAGTCCGCGGCAAGGGCGAGGAACAGGGGCAGCACCTCGCGCCTCATGGTGAGGCTGCGACTTGGACAGCCTGGGATCGGCTTCTTGTCTAGTCGCACGTCTCCCCATGACTCAATCACGGGCCAGCCATTAATTGAGACCGCCATTAGTTGTCCTCCTCGTCTTCAAGCCACACGTCGAAGCGGTCGTCGCGCCACGAGCCGCGCCCGAACTCGACGTCGGCGGGGTTGAGGTAGCGCATGGCGGTGGGGAGGGCGGAGACCAGGCCGGCGATGACCCAGGTCTGCCAGGCGCCGAGGTCGATGGTGCCCTTGGTTGACCAGTCGGCGACGGCTGCGGACAGGATGACGGCGCCGAAGACGCGCAGCCAGGAGGCCAGGGGGCTGGTGGCGAACCACTCGCGGAAAGTCATTACTTGTTCCCTTCGGTCAGGTGCCAGGAAATGTGGTCGTCGAGCCGCTCGCGCAACTCGCGGACGTCGGTGTGGAGGACTTGGGTGCGTTCCTCGATGCGGTCGACGGCGTCGCGGAGGCTGGTGCCGCCGTTGCGGCGCAGCTGGGAGGAGATGTCGTCGAGGCGCTTATTGAGTGCCCCGGTCAGGAGGCGGTAGAGGGCGACGAGGCCGCCGGCGATTGCGGTAACGGCGACTACGATCGTCGCGGCCCACAGCAGGAAGTCGTCGATCTGCGGGGTGTCCACTCTCTATCTCCTGGGTAACTGGAAGGGGTGCCCCGTCGCAGCAGGGGTGTTTGGCCTTGCACGATGGGCAGAGCCAACGGGTCTGTGTGGGCTCAAACTCGTGGTCGCAGTAGTCGCAGGTCATGGGCGCCCCCGTTCTCAACGCAGCGTTTACGGACGGGACTCGCCCTAATCGGACATTTCCTCAATGGGCTTGCGCGGTGTACCTACACCTGTCTACGGTGTACCTACACCCGCCACGAGGCGGCAACCGATGGGGGACACCATGAGCCTTGTACGCAAGCAGCAGTTCGGCGCCACAGTCATTTGCACCTTCTCCGGTCAGGAGACTTGGACCCGCGCCATGAATGGCGTCGAGTTCTGCGCCGACTGCGGCGCGACCGACCACGAGAAGGCCGACGCATGAGTATCGTCCAGCGTGTGCCCAACGCGCCCAGGACGCCGCTCCGCAACGTGAGGGTGTCTGACGAGCTGTGGCAGGCTGCCCAGGCTCAGGCCGCTGAGAATGGCGAAACCGTCAGCGATGTCGTGCGCCGCGCCCTGGAGGAGTACGTCAAGCCCTAGCCGATGACCTAGCGGATGAGAGCCCTCGACTACGTCGGGGGCTCTTGTCGTGAATTGGCAAGTTATTGCCGCCACGAGTCGGGCGGCGCGTCGGGACAGGGCCACGGCTTCTGGCAGGCGAGGCAGTAAACCCAGCGGTCGGGCGGTAGCTCTAGGACGAGGCTAGGCCGATGCGTCGAGGGTGAGCTGCTCATCCTCGGGCTCCTGCGCGGCGATCCGGTCTAGGCGGGCTTGGATCAGCGGGAGGTAGTCGGCTTCCCGCTCAATGGCAACCACGCGGAAGCCTTCCAGCAATGCGGCCTCAACGGTGGTGCCGCTGCCCGCGAAGGGCTCAAGGATTACCCCGTCGGGTGGGGTGACGAGGCGGCAGAGCCAGCGCATGAGGGTGAGGGGCTTGACGGTTGGGTGGGCGGTGCCGTCGACCTTGGGGCGTTCACGGGCGGGGGCTTTGGCGACGTAGAAGAAGCGGGACGCGCCACCCCGGTCGGCGTACTCAATGGACGCGCCGGTGCCCATGCCTGTAGCACCGATCCGCTTTGACTTGCTGGCCCGTGTCGCGGGGTTCTGTGAGTGCAGCACCCCGCTTTGCCTGTCGAGCTCGGCGGCCTGGTCCTCGTCCAGCACCACGTTCGCAGGCCACCGGCCCGCGGGCGATCCGCCAAACTTTTGACCTATTGACCCCCAACCGGGCTGCTCAGGGTGCCCCTCGTGGCCGCTCCATTTCTCCACCCATGCAGCGCTCTTGGCGTCGTGCTGAATCCGGCAGGCGTCAATGTTGAGCGCCCCGGTGCCGTGCTCTAGGACGTTCGCCGCCACCGTCCCTACAAGGGGCTTGCGGGCGACGACGATGGGCTCGTGGGCGGGCTTGAGTGCCGTCCCCCAACCCGACCATTCACGGGCCGCGTCCGTAACCGGGTTGCTTTGGAGCAGAGCGACGCCTAGGCCTTTGCCGTAAACCTCGTTGTCCATGTTGCGCGGGGTATCGGCGTACACGTCCCGACGATGCGCGCCTGCGGCCTTGTCTATCGCCTTGGACACGTCCAGCGACTTAGGAAACCCGCTGCCGTACATCCACGCAATACTGTCGCGGACCTCGAAACCGGCGTCCTCAATGGCGCAGGCGAGGCGATGCCAGGTGCGGGTGCCACCAAAGGCGAGGAGGTGCCCACCGGGCTTGAGGACCCGCAGGGCCTCTAGTGCGACGTGGGTGAACCAGAGCTGGAAGCCGATGCTGGCCTCGCCCCCGCGCCCGTAACGCACCCGCGCGGACGAATCTCGGAAAGGGTGGGAGTTATCCGTACCCTCCGCGACCCATTCAACGGTGCCGGACTTCCAGGGCGCGTCCCAGTCCTTGCCCATAAACTCCAGGCCGTAGGGCGGGTCTGTGACGACGGCGTCCACCGAGGCATCGGGCAAAGCCCGCAAGACCTCTAGGCAGTCGCCGTTGTAGATGGTGGCGCGGTCGTCGTGGTGCCACGGCTCCATGTTTCTCCCCAAATGGAAACGCCCCCGACATCGTCGAGGGCGTTCGGCAGGTTTCTATTTGGTTATGGGCGTGCTACTCCACGGCCAAGGGTGGCACGGTGGGCTGACATCTCATCGTCGCAAGTTGAGCTCGGCTTATGAGAAGTGTTCGGAACTCTTACTTTCCGGACAACGTTCGC